CATAGTTGGTGAGCTCTTCAGTAGCAACCAAGATTCCAGCTGCATGCTTTCCGGCGTGAGATGCGTGCCCTTCGATTTCACTGACAAGGCGCATATTCGGATAGCGCTCAATAAACTTTTGCCCTGCCTCCGTGGTATCGAATGTATCTGCAATACACATTGCGGCTCGTGCATCACCTGAGCTTCGTTCAATGATAGCATCTTTAACTTCACTTGTTTCATAAGCAGGTATCTCCAATGACTTGGCAAATTCCCCAATTGCTGACTTAGCTTTCAAACGGTTGATGTTAGCTAGACAGCGAACCTTGTTTTGCCCATACTTGCGCTTCAGATATTTAACTACGTTTTCACGCTTAGCATCTGGGAAGTCCACATCAATATCAGGCAAGTCGTGACGGTTGATATCAATGAAACGTTCAAAGATTAGGTCATGCTCAATTGGGTCAACTTCTGTGATGCCCATCAGGTAGCAGACAAGCGAACCAGCGGAAGAACCACGTGCTGGCCCAACCATCATTGTACGCTTGGCTTGCTTAATCATATCTTGAGTAATTAAGAAGTAGTCTGTGTAGTCTTTCTCTTTGATCAGATTAAGCTCTTTGTGAAGACGCTGCTCATAGCGTTCATCCCAAACATCTTTTGTCTTTGAGAAGTCCATAGCCTTGATCAAATCATGATCACCATCCCAGTGAACCATGCCAGCTTTTGGAATGTCAAAATGCTCAATTTGATCTGCGATTTCACGAGTTAGTGAAACAGCAAACTCATCACCATACTCAGCCATCCATTCCGCTTCTGAAAGGATGTGTTGAGGATAGATTTCTAAGTTGAAGCTATGCACCACCCCGTCACCTCGACCTTTACGTGCTCCTGCAAGGAGTTGGTACACGTCTTTGTCTTTGAGCTTTGGATAGTTATTGGTAACAATTGCGACCTTCTTTCCATCCTGTGCGATGTTGTTTGGATGAGCTTGTCCACAATAAGTCCAGTTGGCTTTCTCGTGAGCAATTGGAGATATAACGACCACATCATCCAAGCTGGTAAGGTTTGAATAGTTGAGTCGAGGGATGTAGTAGAAGTTGTCAAATGCTTTGGATGTAAGCTCATAAATGCGCTTGAGACCCTTGGCATTCTTGGCAATGAATATCCAAGGCAACGATGCATTGCGTTGCTTGCTATCATCAGGTAGACAGAATAAGCGAACGCCATAGATTGGTTTAAAGCCATGCTTCTTACTCGCTTTCTCAAGTTGTACGTGACCAAAAGTATTGTTGAGGTCAGCGACCCCAACAACACCATCAGTAGCGTACTCATGAATGTTTTTCATATGCAGAAATGACTGCTTGAAAGAGAATTCAGTTTGTAACGCTAGATGAATCATTACTTGATTACTCCTGTTGCACATAGGTGTTTGTAACAACGAATCATTGCTGTTACGTCAGCTTTTGCTCTGTGAGCATCAGGGAACTGCTCATTGAACAAGTGTTGGTAAAGATTGCTCAAAGACATACGACGTTGCTCAATGTGCATTGTCTTTTGAACTGTACAAACCTTTTCTGGTGGGAATGGGAAGTGTACAATCTTACCAATACGAGAAATCTCGTTTGCCATCATTGCTGTATCAAATGCACAGTTGTGAGCAACCCAAGCATGAACACCAACATGGAACTTAGCAATCTGTGGAAACACTTCACAGAACAATGGAGCATCTTTAACCATCTCTGGAGTGATGTGAGTGATCTTAGTAATCTCCTGTGACACCTCACCAAATTGAGGGCGGAGGAAAGTATCAATTTCATCAATCTTCTCGATGACACCATCTGAGCGATGAACCAATTTTGCCATGTAAAGCTCAATGATTTCAGGTTGCTTTTCCATTTCCTGAACTTCTGGTTTGATTAGACCTGTTGTCTCTGTATCAAACGCTACTACAATTTTTTCCATGAGTATTCTCCGGTTAGTTAAAAGCCTCTTTGCAGAGGCTTATATTATATTATATTTTACTTTTCAGATAAAGGCTTACGTAGTTGAATCATCAGCGCTAAATTCTGTTCACAATCACCCATGATAAAGTTTGTGACAATATCCATAGGCTCAAGTTTCTTTGTTTTGTAGTAAGTGTATGTGTAGAGCTTTTCAAATGTACGCTCTGTGAATACATTACAGTGTGTAATATCACTAGCCTGCATATGGCTGTTGTAGTAAGGAACAACAATGTTGATGTGACCACCTGGCTTTAGCACTCGACGAATCTCTGTCATTAGGAACAGAATGTTCTCAACGTGCTCTAGCAAGTGATAACAGTGAATCATATCAACTGAATTATCTTCAGCAGGAATACTCATTGTATTGGCATCCCAGCCCATTGCCAAGTCAAGCGGAACAGCACCATCAATGTGTTTATTGCCAGCCCCAAGATTCAATACCAAACCTTCTTTTGATTGTAGGATTTCGCTGTAGTTACGCATCATCCCTAGATTGAATAGATCAATCAATGTTTTCATATTTTGTCTCCTTGATCATTTGAACCATTTGTTGAATCTTGTTCAAGTCTTTTACACCATCTTTATTTTTGTAGCGCAAGATATACTTGATTACATTACCTTCCATGCCATTAAGGTCATTTGCTGCATTGATAACACCAGGCTCAATCACCAAGTCCTTGTAGTGGCTTCCGCCATGTTGATATTGGAACACTGGTAGTGACATCAAGCGGGCAACCTTTAAAGCCTTCTCTGTGATACCTAGTTGCTCACAAATAAGCTGATCAGTAAGATTGCCAAGACCGACTGCTGGAGTCTCACCAAGGAACTCACCCGTGTTTGGCATAACCTGAACAGCACGGTCATCCCAAAACTCTTTGAAGAACTTGTGCTTGGTAGCAGTAATATCTACAATTGGAATGTTATAGTGATCACACCACTTTCTAATTGCCATATCTGCTAAATCAGACTCAGCAGGGTCAGATACGCGAGCTGTATAAATCCACACTTCTTTCCCTTCGCTGACAGCTTGTTTAACCTTTTCAACCATAGCAGGGACAGGCTTGCCAATATGCTCAACACCTTTCCACCCATGGTATTCCGCTAGTGTACCATCAAGGTCAACGGCAATTGCATAACGCTCGGCTTTGCCACCGTGATTATCTTGTGCTGCCATTTCTGCAAATGTTGGTTCGCTCATAATCATCTCCAATTTCTCTGTTGTTGTCATCATTACTTAGCGTTGCGTACTTGGTCAATTAATTTGATGTAAGGAATTAGCTCATCAGTGCCATCAAACTTGTCATGGATGATTGATTCCAAACGATTAAGTGCATATGTCTTGCCATCACGCAAGAACTCTGCAAACTCAGGGAATGCTTCTACAACACAATTGTACATGGCATCCATCACTTCACGATACTCGCCCTGTGTACGAGAGCTTGCACGAGAAGCCATCATGTCACTCAGAGAGCGGAGGTTGAACTTGGCAGTGATGTTGGTTGAGATGTTTGTAGGGAGAATGCCACGAGCATCTTCAATCGGAACACCAGCTGAAACAAGGTCATCATATGCTTCTTGAATCATCTCCATTGCATCATCATACATAGCTTTTTGCAATGGAGTCTTGATGCCTGGTCCAGTGATGTACTCAAAGCCATCCATGTTAAGTATACGCATAGTTTGCTGTGCATAGCTACCAGTGCGGTTGCGAACAAACTGATGAGTAAAGGCGCGTGATACGCCTTCGATGCAGAATGTGAAGTCTACAAATTCCCAGCTTGACTTGATTGTATTGACCATGTACTCAAGCTGTTCTTTCTTTGCTTCTTCCGACATGCCAATTACATTCTCTAGCATATCAACACCCATATTCAAACGAGTGTTCTTTGTGAAGATTAGAGTGTCAACAGGGTTTGTAGTATGTGCAATTAGTGTTACTTTCATTTTCTGATTCCTAGCATTCTATCGTAAGCTGAAGTTTTCATCATTGACTCAATTCGATCAATGTCTTGTACTACATCATCCAAAAGGACTTTGCGCCATGTAGCGTGGCGACCAAGAGAATAGATATTGTGCTCTGATGATATTTTGTACATCAGGTCTTTTCTGTATTCCTCCTCAAGCGGAACAAACTTGCCAAACTCTTGACGGTAGTGGCTTGTTACAGTGTTGAAGTCACTAACAATCCCAAGAGTTGTCAATAGCTCATCAATCACTGTATCACCAACAGGGGCAACAGACTCAACAATCAATTGATTGCAAGTAATTGACGCTCTGTATATTGGCGTATTGCCAGGGAAGTAAACAGTCTGATACATGTCACAATTTTTGATTTCTCGTGTTGAGACATATATAGGCTTTTGCTTTTCCGCTTTCTTGATTGGAGTCTCAATCCCAAGCTTGCTGGCTAGGATTGGCAAAGGAAGCGTGCTGACAACAGGTCGCTTCAATTCACTCAAGTTCGCATTACTACCATAAGAAATACGATTATCAAGATGATTGAGCATAAGCTCATGGAAATTAGCAGGCGCCACATAACGTACAGAACTGCTAATGTCACTAATGCTGCGGTCATAATAACCTCCAGTAACCTTATAGCTGTATAAGTTACTCAAGAACAAACTAGGCTGAACAAACTCACCCATATAGAAAATGCCCTTGTGCACTTTAACTTTCTTGAAAGGTATTCCAGTCAGCTGGCTAACCTTGTCAGTACGAAAGCGGAGTAAAGCTTTATGAGTATTCGGTGTGTCTAAGTATTCATGTATCACGGCATTTTTGAACGCATATCCTGCGAGGCATCCCGTAAGCCCTGCTCCAAGTATAACCATATTTTTAGTTCCATGTAATAAAGAAAATGGGAAGCTTTTCAGCTTCCCAGTTTCGAATCAACTCTGGTCAATTATCAGTTACATGGATGGGTTGATAAAATACGTGCCCAGAGTATCATCTATGCTTATGCTTCAGTAGTAGCTTCAACACCAGCAATTTGGTTTACCATAGCGTGGATTGCTAGGTAGTGAGATTGGTGACGCTTAACGTTCTCTGATGTTTCTTCGTTGCCATCAGTACCTTGGATGAACGCAATTGCTTGCTCTTTTGAACAAGTTGGGTTCGCAACAAGGAAGGCATAGAACTTGCCAGCAAAACCTTGTTTGCCACCGCCGTTACCACCTTTTGATTTCTTGAACACTTCAAGCTCATTTTTCTTAGCGTAAGCACGAATAAGAGCAGCAGCAGATTTTTCAGTGCCGTTGATTGCTTCAGCAAGAGTAGCAACAGCGCCATCAAAACCTTCTTCAGTTGAAAGGTCAACACCTTCAACTGCTTCAAGAAGCTTCTGTTCTTTTTCTTCTTTGCTTACTGCTAGACCAGCATCAACCATGAATTGGTTGAACAGGCGTGTAACGTTTTTGAACGTTGCACCAGCAGAGATCATGTCAAGTTTGATTGCATCTTCTTCTTTGCCAGCTTCATGTGCTGCGTCAAATGCTTCGCGGATTGCAACTTCTACTTCATTTTCATTAACTTGTTCAGGCATGGGATACTCTCCAGTTGTATTTGTTAGGGGAAAAACTAAATAACCTTTTAGGCTAGGACTTAAATATAACCTATAGGCTTGTTTAAGGGAAGCGTTTTTGACAAATTTCTTATAACTTTTTAGCCCTTTTTATTAACTAAATACGGATTCGGTTATATTGAAATATTTGCCTTTCTTCTCCACTCTGATACGAATAGCTTGTTTCAGAGTTTCTGTTTGTGGCATGAACTCAGCAACTGTTTTGGTTGGTGTTCCGCCTCTGTACTTAATCCAGTGATGGGCTTTCTGTCTTGCAAACCCTCTGTGCTCAAGGCAGATGTGCTCTTTGATAACCCGTGAGCCGCAGTGGTACTTAACAACCAGTGTTGTAGGCTTCCCAAATCCTGGCTTTTGTTCATATGTGACATGGTCTACTTTCAACCAATGAGGTTGTCCATCATCAATGATATGAGCATTGGCTGCATTAGGAGTCAAACCATGCTCTCTAGGGAATTTGTATCCACAGCGTTCACAAATGCGAACAGCTGCGTGAACCAATAGGTTACACTTTGGACACTCCTTCATGATTGGCTCACCACCACCTTTGCCCTTGCCTTTGATTTTGATCAATGGGTCATTGATTGGCCCAAGTCTTTCAAAGTTGCCAGCAAAGTCAAGTATCAGGCAATTCTCTTTGCCTTCATAAGTACGTGAGCCACGACCTGCTATTTGTACATGAAGCACTGGTGATTCAGTCAAGCGTAGAACACCAATCAAGTCAATTGCTGGATGGTCAAAGCCAGTTGTCAATACATCAACGTTAACAACACAACGATATTTGAAATTCTTAATATCATTGATAACCTTGTCACGGTCAAATCCATACTCATGCATTCGACTGTGAACAACAATTGTTGGAATACCTTCTCTGTTCAACCACTCTGCTATGTGATCAGCGTGATCCATATCAATAGCAAACAACAACCATTGCTTTCTGTCTTTGCCTCGCTCAACTATCTCTTTCAAGATAGCATCAGTGACAGCCTTTCTGTCATACTTCTGAGCCAAGTCTTTGAGGTTGAAGTCACCACCTGTCATCCTTACATCCTCAGCATCCATCTTAAATGATGTGCCCTCAGCAGTAAGCGGAGTCAGGAATCCTTCTTTGACAAGTTGAACAAACTTCTCTTTCTTAGTCCAGTCAACAATAACATCATCAAATAGATGCTCATCACCTTTGCCATAGATGTAGCCAGTGCCAAGGCGATAGTATGTAGCGGTGAATCCAATGACAGTTGCTTCAAGTTCTCTGAGTAGCTTTCTGTACATTGACTCAGGGTCATATGATACACGATGGCACTCATCAATAACAACAAAGTCAAAGTCTTTGAAAAGCTCTGGGTTACGATAAGCAGACTGAACGCCTGCTACCGTAATATCACCAATCTCTTTTCTACCACCAGATGCTGAATACATGCTGACTTTCTTGCCAGTGAACTTCTCAATTGACTTGTAGTTCTGGTCTAGGATTTCCCACACGTGGGATAAAACTAGAACCTTAGCACCACGCTCATTAGCCCATTGAATAAAGTCAGCAATACAGTATGATTTGCCAGCACCAGTAGGGTATGCTACAATTGGATTCTTGCCAGGCTTTGTAAAGATGTATGAAGCAATAGCTGGTGTTGACTCTGCTTGATAATATCTTAATTCAATTCCCAAAACATTTCATCCTTTTCATATTGATCACATGGTTTGAAATCATCACATACAACATTTGCATAAGTACAGCGCCAAATGCCATTGTCTTCAACATCAACATGCTTGCAGTTCTTGCAAGAACGCTTCATTGGCTTCTTGTCAAAGCAAACTTGACGAGCGTCACAAAGCTTACACTCAAACCAAGTTGGTTGGTTGTTGCCAATTCGGTCTGAAAGAACTTCAAGCATGATCACTTCCGCTTCTTTACGTTGTAGCTCTTTGAAGTGCGCCTCATCAAAGTCTTCCCATTCAAGATAGATTGTTGAGTCATTCTTGTTGTAAGCCATATACAGAGCTTTGGTCAATTTGCGATAGCCCATATAGGCTTGCATCTGATCATAGTGGCCAGGCTTTGATACTTTAACTTTGTTCTTTAACAGGTCTTTGAATGACTTGTCATTGTGAGTCTTGAACTCTGTAAGGAATGTCATTCCCTTGTATGTCTCAAAGAACTCAGAGCCAGGGTGGAACACACCCTCTCCATCGATGTGACCCTTCCAGTGACCTGCAACACCTGACACACTAGCTTGATCATTCTTGACAACAATGCCCAGCTTCTTCAACTCAGCTGTTAAGACTGGCTCCATGCGATGCCCTTCATTGAACAGGCGGAGAATACGAGCTGAGTGCTTAACAGTGTAGCAGTCATAGTGAGCCAATTGCATTTGGCGGATACATTTGTTACCGATTGAAGACAAGCCATTGTAGCCACGTAGGTCTTGTTCAATTTCAATCTCATTTAGACGCCACATCATCTCCTGTTCAGGAGTGCGCTTCTTCTTCAGAAGACTTCCAATTTTTGCCATAATAGTATTCCAAGGTGTCTACAAAAAAGGCAGCCTACAAGAGACTGCCAAGGGGGATTGCTAACAAATAAAACTTTGATCAACTTATCAGTGGTTGAACACAAGTTGAGAAATTACTCTACAGCTTTGTAGCCTTTGATTTCGTTCTTTGCTGGCCATTCAGATGTTTCAGGCTTGACAGAAAGCTTGATCATCATGTCTTGGTCATGCAAGTCAACAGTATCTTCAAGCTCACCTTCAAAGCCAATTGCTTCACAGATTGATTTCAAATCAGATTGTGCAATTCGAACAGCAGTTTCATTTTTGTTGATGATGTTTAAGTTAGTGAAGACAAAACGACCTTCTGACTTAACTTCTTCACCATCAATTTCAACGTCTTCAGTGATACGGAACTTAAGAGCAATGTATTTGCCATCTTTAAGTTTTGTATCTTTAAGCTCAGACTTAACGATTTCAGCTGGGTACCAACCTGCAGGCAGTACAGTGAATTCCATTGACTCAGCTTCTTCTGGTACGAAAACGTTTGGTAATAGTGCCATGATAGTGTTCCTTATTTGGTTCAGTTTCAGTTTCTAAAATAGGCGGTAGGATTACCGCCTAGACGTAGTATAAAAGATTCTAAGCGGCTTTTCTAGCCTTTTTAGCTTTAATCTTATTAAATAATTCAGTGAGGTTAGGAACGCTGTCAGCGTCCTTGGCAAACTCACCTTTAGGGTCAAGTGCACCAGAGCGGTCTTTTGCAAAGATGCGACGAGTAGGTTTTGTCTGTAGGAATGGCAAACCTTTACGGTCTGTATCCATATAGAACAATTCATCTACTAGGTAAGGCACCTGATTGCCCAGCACTTTACCTGGCAGCAATAGCTCAGTGTATAACACTCCGCTATCTTCATCCTGAACATCAATCTTCTTACAAGTGAAGACAGTGTTGACATCCTTCAGGTCACGGAACTTCTTAAGCATTGGAATCATAGCGTGAGCCAACGCTGCATATGCTTGACGACCATCCTTGTGCTTTGGAAGTTCTTCTTCAATCAGAACCTCAGCAATCTCAGATAGTGAGTCAAGACAGATTGTTTCCCACTTGCCATCTTTGTTGTTCTTCTTGATGTACTCGTAAGCATCATCAAGGTCTTGCAGAGTGCTAATCTCAATGAATGGCACATCTACTTCAGACAGAGACAGCAAGCCTTGCTCAGCGGAAATAAGCAAAGGCTTTGGAGCTGTAGCACACAGACGTGTCTTACCAACACCTGCGCCACCGTAAACAATACACTTAACACCATTGAATTCAATCTCTGATGTTTGTTGAATCTTAATTGCCATTATTCTTCATCCTTAGCAACTGGAACTACTTTGATTGATGGTAAGCTAGGCTTGACAGTAATGTAATCATCAAGCTCAGCAGATGCTTCATCAGACAGCTTGTCATAGACTTTCTTGTCAAGCTCAAACTTAACACGAATTGCATCTGATGCTTCTTCTGAAAGAATATCCTGCTCAAGAGCTTCTTCAATTTCAGATTGGCTGAATGAGTATGTCTGACCATATGTGCCAGTGACCATAAAGCCACCAACTTCAGACTTCAGAGTGCCAAGGTTGTTTTTGCCAAATAGCTCTTCAAGGATGCTTGCACGCAAGTCACGCTCTTGTGATTGAAGCTCTTTGATTTTAGCAGCAATGTCTTGTTGCTTTTGGATGTTCTTCACTAACTCTTCAGATTGAATCTTTGCCATGGTTACTCTCCAGTATCTAACAAATGCTCCATCCCTCTTGGGATACAAGGAGCTGCTTCTGAAATGCGGATGTAGCAGCCACCATCAGGTGAAGCTACTGTTCCACGATATACACATAGTTGATCAACTTGGCTATCATCACCCCATATGTGTGCATGGGATATAGCATCTTGCAGAGGCTTGACTAAGTTGTCCAAGTCACGCTTGCGTTTATCAGGCATCCAATAGACTACATCAATCCTAACTTTGCAATCAATTGGCTCCATGCCTGCTAACTGCTCGTGAGCATCATTAATAAGCTGATCACGAAATTTTTTGCCCTTGGCAGATATGAACACACCACGTTGAGTCTTAACATAGTAATTGTTCACACTAGGCGGAAATGCAGTAAACAATTCACATATCATTGAACAACTCCATAAGATTTCTAGCAATCTTGTCAGCTTTGCTTTGATTAATGTCCTTCTCTGTAATTAGCTTGTCTGCTAGTTGGAAGCTGTATTGAACCTTGCGTTGGTCAATTAGCTCAATTGCATATTTGATCAATTCAATATTATTCATCCAATAAACTCTCCATTATCTGAACACAAGGAGTGTTCTTCTTTTTACAGGTTGGGTGACCATCAAGCAGCCTGACCATACCCATGCGCTCCATTGAACGTAGCGTTCTCTCAACAAACTCTTTTGTTGACATCTTGCGCTCTGCTGCCAATGCATCCATCTTTGAGTTCATTCTATCAATGAGAACTGTTCTCTTAACAACCTTTGCCTTTCTTTGTTTAGGGCTTGTGCTGCCATGATTTAGAGCTGCAATCAAACGCTCTTTGAGGTGCTCAATAGCAAAGTTGTACTCATTGCTGCTTCGCATATAAGCCAAGTTGTGGTTGATGTTTTCCATCTCCCAGTCTATCATTGACTTACCCCACAGCCAGCAGCTATCATCAATCTCAATATCTCCGCTTGTCCAATGATTGAACACTGTGGCAAGGGCTGCAAACTTGATCATCTTGTGAGCCATACGTGAAGCCATATTCTTACTCACAGGGTCATCTTCCCATTGAGTCTCATACATTTCAGATATGTCACAATACTCTTCAAATTGTGCATCAGTGAGCTTAACAATGTGAGGCGTGAAGTCAGTAACTGCCTGTACTTTACTACCTTCAAGAATCAGCAACTTGTACTGCTCTACTATTTCTTCATCAAAGTCGTATGTAAAGCTTCTGTTTCTGTCACGGTTAATCTTTGGCTTATCTACAACTCTGAACACTGTTTGTCGTGGCAAGAAGCCAGACTCAAGTGCATTCATATCTTTAAGTGAACGAGACAGTGATTCTTCAGTTGATTCAAGAACAAAGCTAGGCGCTGGTGCTCTGAATCTCTTCAGGCTGTTTTCTTCACTTGAGTATGAGCGAGTTGATGAGTAACTCAAATAACCAGAGTTCAAGAAGTTTTCCATAACATAAGCGGAAAGCTCATCTGCGTTACCAGACTTTGCACCAAGCATGATGCCAGCTTCCTGCATACAGATTATTCTTGAGCGACCACACTCCAAATCTTTGTGTAGTGGTTTTGGTGCTGTATAGTTGTTGGCACCAAGAAAGCTTATTGCTCCATCACCTCCAGATAAATTAATGATTTTGCCATTCAAGCCACCTGAAAATAGCTCATTGAAATACTTACTGATTTGACCTTTGCCATAGCCTGTGCCTGCTGAAACTGTAAAGGACAGATTCAATCCAGACAGCTGGTCAGACATAACATTCCACTTTGCCCCACAAATGGCAGCAAGAGAGCCAAAGCACATCGAGAATGCAAACTCATTGCATGGTCGAGGCATGTCTCTCATTATTTGGTGGTACAAGCGACCTGTTCTGCCTGGCGGTACAGGTGGAGGTGTGTATTTTGCTTCCTCTTTTTCAATCGTAGGTATCTCAAATGACTGCGCTTCTTCGTCTGAGGCTCTTTGGATTCCGCCATCAACTAATCTCTCCAAATCTTTCATTCGTGTTAGCCAACGCTCTGTTCCCGCTTCTACAGATGATTCCATAGCTGAGCGGAGCATTGACAAGATTATTGCTCTGGAAACTCCATCCTTTGCAAGTTGGAATGAAAGGTTTCTGAGCGACTGGTGGAACTCCTTGCCTGAGCGGATGTTCTCGAACATCTCATCAAGCGTCTCCACTTCTCCACTTGACTTGCTTTCACCACTCTCACGTGTGCGCTCCTTAACTTCTTCAGGTGCAACATGGATGGTCTGAAACTTGTCTCCTTCAAAGTAGCTGAAGTGCTGATAGCTCTCTGGATTGTCTGAGCGTGGTAAGAACCAAATCTGTGACCACGTGTCCATCTCATGAGCATATTTAAGTGCGCATCCATTGGCTGTCAACTCATCAATGAGTTGAGACATATTTGTATGCAGCTCATGAGACTCAATTGGGTTGCTAAGCTCAATGATACCACGATACTTGTGATAATCATCAGAGTGACTATGAGTTGTATACAAAATATGAGAGTAACCAAGGGCACAAAGCGCATTGTGACACTCTCCAATTGTAGGAGTTTTGTTACCGTTAATGCCACCATCACCATCAATGATAAGTAGGCTAGAGTATTCCAAGTGTTCATCGCATCGTCCTGGTTGTGTTAAAGCACCACGGATAAAACCAGTACCGAGCTTATTACCCTTCTCACACTTCTCAAAGATTTTGTCCATCTCAGGAAGTGTCATTGAGTAAATCTCAGCCTTGGAATTTGCCTTTTCAGATGCTTGTACTGTAATCTTGAACATATGCACTATTCCACAATAAAACCCGTGCAGACTACCTGCAACGGGTCTTATATTATATAACTATATATAGACTATCAATAAAGAACTTTTTATTATAAGTATATAACTAACAGTTATAAGCAGACTATGTTTTGTTCATGAACTTCTGTGATAATGCGCCTGTCAGCAAGCTCTGTGATATTCATCAGCGGAATCATGCTGCGCTTGTATAGGTCATCAAGCTTGTCATAATCATATTGCATAGACCACTTCTCGCCAAATGTATTAAACATGATTTGACGACAACGTTCTTTTGTCTCTGCCTCAATGATGACAAAGCGATTAGGGAATGTGTGGCCACAGCCAAATGTAAATATTTGAGTTTGACGTTCCATTACAAGTCCTCCAACTCTGCAATTTCAATAACTACACTCTCAAGTCTTTCTTTGACTTCAACTTGAGTCACAAGTGCTTTAAGCAGCGCGTAATTCTGCACCAAGTCTATTACCTTTTGCGTAGTGTCAAGACCTAATGAAGCTAGTGTTTCCTTAGTGTTTGCAATCTTCACTTCAGAGTGAGCTTTTATGAAGTCAGGAATCTCAACACCTGCAATTGTGTGGTATCCATTCTTTCTCGGCATCTCACCCCAAACTTTTGAATACACTGCACTTGCTTCTTCAGCAGCCTTCTTGTCAATCTTTTCTTGAATGCTCATTATATGTTTCTCCCATCATTGATTGCTTTTTCATTGATTTGCTCACACTCGCTGATTGATTTCCAGCGGCTGCTCATAACAGTGGTTCGTACTGAAGATGGGTCAGAATTTGACATGAGCAAATTCAAGCGCTCTTTATCAGCATCAGACTGGTTTGCCAACAAGCGGTTTGCCTTGCGAAGCTTTTTGTTATTTGCCATTAACTGCAAGATTGCTGGTGCCAATAGAGCAGCAGTAATTGAACCACCTACCAAGTAAGCAACCTGCTCACTAGTCATTGTAAAATCCATCATCACATTCACCTTCTAGGTATGAGATTGCTTTGTCCATGCGCCATTGGTACAACTCAGCCAAGCGGATTTCTGTATCAAGCGCATTCTGTAGTAGTTGAAGAGCTGTATCAGAGTCAACTTCAATCACTGTTGTGGAGATATTCAAAGTCACCAATTTATCATGAGTGTCTTTGTTCTTATTAATTGAATCAATCTTTGCTTTGATATCATCAATTTTGCCAGCTGAGATATTGGGCTTGCCAATAAGCTCACGAATATGTTTTGCCTTTGTGGCAACCTTTTGGTATGATTCAACCTTCATTAGAATTTACCTCTGTGTCGCATGTCTATGTAAACAGAAGTTCGACCGTTGTAGCCCATAAATCTGATCACCTCATGGGCAAATACAAACTTCTTATTAATGTGTTTAAACTTGATAGAGTTAGCATGGTGAATAATATCACAACGGTCTCTATGACCATCACAAATCAAATGATAAAGCTCATTCATCAAAGTCTTTTGTTGGCGATAGTTATCACACCACACTAGCACGACTGGCTCATCTGCATAGACTGCTTCTTTCCAGCTTGTGAAATGCTTGAACTTAGCATCCATATACTCTTTGTTAGCCACGATGAGCACTCCCATCTTCAGATTGATCAGGATTGAATCGCCCAAGAATATAATCTGGGCGACGTTGATCAGGCTGAGGACAAGCAGCAACAATTCGCCAGCCTGAGTTTAATGCGCCTTGGAGCTGGTCTGTACAAGCATCTTCTAGCAGCATCATATCATTGTATGTAGCAAGGGCACTGCCAGGCATATGGACTTCACACTTGTTATTGTATGTGTTTCCGCTTGGTAGCTCAAGCTGCTCCAATGACTTCTCATTCACCTTGCTAAACAGAAGCGCTGGGTCAACTTGCTTAACAATAGTCTGCTTCAATACCATCTCAATGCCTTTCTCAAGCAAGTCCAGATATTGCTCAGCAGTAAGGGTGATGTCATCTGATTCCAAATCAACTATGTCTCGACTGTGGTAGCCGTTGCCGTCATCAGGAGTAATAAGCGGAAGAAGAGTAAACGGCTCAGTGCCGTCTACTTTGCGAGATAACTCAGTGTGCATCTTCACATATGAATCATAAGAGTCATATTGGTTGATTCGCAGCTGAACTGCATATAGTTTAATGTTAATCATTAGCATACTCCAAATGCACAGTAAATGATGGCATCTCGTAGTGATACAAAGTAGCGAGTGCGAGCATACCAGTTGAATTTGCCTTGACCTTCCACTTTACGGATGCGATAAGGCTTGTCTTTGCCTTCAATCATGACCAGATAATGCTTATCTTCTTGGCTCTTAAAGTTGCGGTGTACTTTATATGATGGTAAAATCTGCTTAGCCATGATACTTCTCCAATTCGCCTTCTCTTACATCCCTGTATTGCCACCATGCCTCACAACTCTCTGGGCCAGAGCCTGTAACTTGCAAAGTCCTGTGCATCCACTTCCAGAAATGCACCTTGTCACCAAGCATGATAGGCGTGCTCAAAAATACAAGCTGTCCACTCTTTGTTTCTATAGAATTTGGCGTAAAAATCCAAGTAATTAGCCAAGCTCCACATATGTATCCTGCAAGCTTCACTAAATAAAACAAGATAATTAAAAGCACAATTCCAATTGATCTTAACTTTGTCTTATCCATGATACTTCTCCACTAGTTTGGTCAGTTTAGCGGAAAGTGAACGCTTTTCCTGTAGAAGCGAGCGTTTGTACTGTTGCTTAGTCATGATAACAGCGTGTTGTGGGCGCTTTGAAGCAGATGATTTAAGGTGTTTCATTGTAGTATTCTCCAGTATTCTGTAATTCGAGTTTATAATATAAAGGATATTTTTGTGAAAGTAAAGCTTTAATTAAGATATAAAGCCAGTGCGATAACTAAATCGACAATTACGAACTTGCCTAGACCATAAGCAAAGCGATTCAATCGTGTGTCATCTAGGTTTTCTATGTCCTCACTCCACTCTAAGCCAGCAAGGAATGCTATGATTGGTTGCATGATTCCTCCACATCAGTTAATTCATGCATTTCCGCTTGAGAATACCAACGGTCATCACAAGGCATATAGTATTGCATCAGTGGTGTGGCATCATCTGGACAAACATCTTCTGCCTTTTCCCACCATTCAATATTGAACTCACACGGTCTGATTGTATCCCAAGTGCATTCTTCACCATTCTCAAAGATGAATCGAATGCGAATAAGTGTGATTGTGCTAGCTATTTTAGGCATCAGGGTATTCCTCGCTGTAGTAAGTTGAGAAGAAGACACCATTTGAGTACACTGGCAAGCCTGAAGCACTCAATCCAAGCAGCACCTGACGTCCTGCAAATGACGGCTTGAGGTATGTTGAGCCAGCACGTGGTGTGAAGTTATCACGATTGTAAGCTCTGCCATCACTGAACAGGAAGCCCAAGTCACCAGTTGGGCAACGGAATGTCTTTACTAGCGTTGGAATAGTGTCCAAATCAAGTGATTCAAGCATCTCACGAGTGATTGCGTCTACTCCAGTGTTTGGATTGGCTGGCTTTTCAAGCAAGCGGATTTGTGCATCAGTTAGTTTGCGCATGTGTTATTCTCCTTTCATGCACTCAATTGCGGCTGCGAGCAGGATAGTGACCAGAAGTGCGGTGCCAATGCCTGCATAAATGTTACTAAATATGTCTGTCAGGTAGAAACAAGACAGTACAAATGTGATAGAAGTGATGGCTGGGTAGATATAGTCATTAAAGACTGCTGATTTAAGTAGTTTTGCCATTGCTTCTATCCTATCAATGTTGAGTATTTAGGCGAGTAAATCTTGATGCCATCAATGCGAGGCGTGTCCATATAGCTGCCACCAGTCGATGCCTGCTCTGATTTGTACCATTCTAGGAAGTTACTAAACTTGAGCCAATCAGTGCAAATGTATGTTTTGCCATTGCCATCACAAGCATACTCGAAAAGCTTTGTCCATTGCTTGTATATCCGCTTTGTTGTGATGTCTCTTGATGCTCCTTTGATGTCCATAACAGCACCAATACAGCGCATCTTCCTTTGTACAGGTCGCTCCAGATATAATGTAACAGCATCCTCAGAAGGGTGATGCTTAATCATGTGTTTTGCCATGTTGACCTCCAGCGGAGTTTTAAGGTTATAGGGTTACGGGGATAATAATAGCCTACCTATATAGATAAGTAAACTAGGCTATTCTCGTAAACCTCCTGTTGTATACGAGGCGTTACCCCTTACCTAGTACCTTTATAAGCCTACTAGGTAAAGGCTCTTAGAATCGCTTAGAGCGATTAAATCGCTTATCCTCCCGACTATCCTATTTATCCTACGAGTATCCTATTTTAGTAGGATAAAGGAAGTCTTTGATTTATAAGGGGAAATAGGGGAAAATCCCTACCATCCTATTAATCCTACAGGGGTGTGTGTGCGCAGGTGCGAGAGAGAGAACAGGGTAGGCTAGGATAGTAGGATAGAAAGAGTAAAATAGTAATAGAATTAGTAACTTATATATCCTACTACTATCCTACTACTATCCTATTTATCCCCTAGCCAGCCCTTATGCCTTCATGATTTTTAGGGCTTCTGTCTGAGCATCAGCTGGTTTGATGCCTTTTGCATCCACAAATTCTTGTAGTGCTGACAGCTTGTCTAGCTCGTTTTGCTCCAATCCTTCCTTGTCAAAGTTGCTAAGGTGCTGGCGAATTAGTGTGATAGTCTTGAACTCTCCCTTGGCAATCTTAGCAAATAGGCTGATTAGCTCTTTCTTTGCGTTGCGCTCCTGTTCTGGCTCTGGCTCTGCCTTAGCTTTCTTGCTAGTGCCAGTCGCTTTCTTCGCTGTGCTCCCACCACTTACAGAGCGGAGTACTGTCTCACCAGAGCGAACTGTCTCTGCCAGCGCCCAGATATTAAGGTAATGAGTGAGGTGGTTCTTGACGTTGTTAGTAGTCTCGCCGTATTCCTCTGACTCACCCATGATGAATGCCTTGGCATCTGCCTCGCTTCGAGCATCCTCAGCCAGCCAATTGTAGTAATCTGCTGCGAACCCGCCTGCTGCCCTCTTAGCCTTTTGTGGCTGTGCTTCCTTCCAAGCCTCATTAAGGTCTTTGGCTGTGTCACCTCGCTCTTTACCCCAAGCTAGGTAGATGTCTTTGGCTCCTGCTATTCCGCTATTAATAGAAAGTGTAGCTGCCTCTGAGATAGTAGAAGCGGATGTAAGGTCTTTCATTAGTTCTAAGATAGTCATAAGTATTCCTTAGTATTCTTTAGTATTCGATTGCTGACCTCGTTGGCCAGTGAGATAACTATACGATTATTTGAGACAAAAGGAAAGAACAATTTGCTATAAGAAAGTGGCTGGATATAACCTTATAGTATAAGCGGTCAGTGGGAGGGGGAGGGGGTAAATTCAGGGGTCAAAGGCAGGGTGTCTACCTCACGCAATTTTCTCACACTTTTCACCCTCCCAGTACAACACCAACCCCAAAAATATAATATTATAGAAAATAACACCGTACGCTGTACTCTATATAAATTATTTTTAAACTGCACCTTGACTTTTCAGGCGAAAAGAGTTATACTCGGGGTAGAACTGGTAAGTGTGGTGGACACAATGAATCTTGAAGCAAAAATCAAAGAAAGAGCAGCTGAGTTTGAGAACCTCTCAGAAGACGAGTGTGTTCAACTTGTGCTGTGTGCTAAGGCACTTTCACTTGATGAGTGCTTTGATTTCTTGTTGATTGATAAAGAAACATTGTCTCCATCGGAAACAAAGTTTGCTCAGCTGTTGCACAAGCGTGGTCGTGCAATTGGCGTGAAGGATGCAGCAGACAAATTGTTTGCACACATGGCTACTCGCAATGGCGGTCAATCCGCGCTTGAATACCTCAAACAGTTTTCCGGTGATTTCTCTGTTGAGGTTCAACCTGCTGGCGGGAGTGGCTTCCAGTTCAACGTAACAATTCCTGAGCCAACGGCTAAAACTGAAGCTAAGGTATCAACTGGACAATGATTGTAAATTATGTCGCATCACCTACCATGGCTCGGTTCCATAACAGTCCTGCGTTTGTTCGCAGTCTGTTTGGCCCAATCGGGTCTGGTAAGTCTGTTGCATGTGTTATTGAAATGTTGCGTATTTCATTCCAAGTGCAAGAGCCAGAGTACAACTCTGACTATCCATTTGGTGTTCGAAAGAGTCGTTGGGTAGTGGTTCGTAACACATATCGAGAACTGATAGATACCACTATCCAAACATTCTTTGACTGGTACCCTGAATCTCAGGGCTTGTTCCACAAGCAGGATATGAAGTTCACAACTATCCAGCAATTGCCAGACGGCACTACTGCTCATGTTGAATTTCTATTCCGTGCTCTGGACAAGCCTCAGGACATCAAGAAGCTGCTATCGCTGGAAGTTACTGGTGGTTGGCTTAATGAGGCTCGTGAGATTCCAAAGGCTATCATGGATATGTTGATTGGTCGTTTGGGTCGTTACCCACGTAAAATCAATGGCAAAGGTGGTGCTACTCGTCACTGTCTGATTATGGATACCAACCCACCAGATAGTGACCATTGGTACTACAAAGTGTTCGAGGTCATGAAGCCAGAAGGTTATGAGATATTCTATCAACCATCTGGTTTGTCACCAGAAGCGGAAAACATAGCCAACCTTCCAGAAGGCTACTATGAGAAGATGCAATCTGGTAAAGACCAAGAGTGGATTAACGTTTACGTTCATGGGCAGTATGGTTTCGTGCAAGATGGTAAGCCTGTTTGGCAAGAATACAAAGATGACATTCATCACACTGATGAAGACATTCCTGTTCCAACGTCCATCCCAATCACAATTGGTATTGACTTTGGTTTGACTCCTGCTGCTATCTTTGGCATCAGAACGCCAACTGATCAAATCTGTGTATTTGATGAGCTCGTTGCTGAAGATATGGATGCGAAGACATTTGGTCGTCTGTTGAAACAGAAAATCATGTCTGAGTATCCAAACCATACATTTGATGTTTATGGCGACCCTGCTGGTGACTTTAGAGCACAGAGTGACTCATCCACTCCATTCATGATGCTATCATCTGCTGGGGTCGCCGCCACTCCAACCTGGACTAATGACCCAGTGATTCGGATTGGCGCAGTGTCTCAGGCACTTAAACGACTTGATTCAGCTGGCAACCCTGGCTTTATCATTGGTCCAAAAGCAAAGATTATCCGCAAAGCTATGGCTGGCGGTTACAAGTATAAACGTTTACAGGTGTCTGGTGAAGAACGCTACATGGACAAACCTGATAAGAACCGTTACTCTCACCCTGCTGATGCTCTTCAATATATGGCACTTGGCATGGGTGAAGGAACAACACTAATAGCGTCAGAGAACTCAGGCAAAGAACTTGATTACAGCCACGCTAACAAGGGTATTGTATAATGGCAAAACAACTAGATGATGAACAAGTCTTATCAATAATCAGTCGTGAGCTTAATGCCTCTGTTGGTGGTGATAAGTGTGCAATTGATAAGAACCGACAGGATGCAATGTCAGCCTATCTTGGTGATAAGGGTGAAGTTGTTGAAGGTCGCTCATCAGTTGTATCAACTGACGTGGCTGATGCTATTGAGTGGATTATGCCTGAGGTTGTTAAGGCATTCACTCAGAACAATGAGGTTGTGACATTTGACCCAACTTCCGCAGATGACATTCGTCAAGCGGAAATTGAGTCACGTTATGTTTACGACACTCTGATGAAGGACAACAATGGCTTCATCACCTTGCATACATTCATCAAAGATGCATTGTTGCAAAAGAATGGCTTCATCAAAGTCTTCTATGAAGACAACACTGAAGTAAGCAAGGAAAGCTACACTGGATTGACTGAGCCAGAGCTTGAAATGCTTAATGCTGACCCTGAGTTAGAAATCACTGGCCTAACAGAAACAACCTTTGAAGATGAGAGTGCATCAATCACAACTTATGATGTGAACTGTATTCGTCGTCGCTTTGATGGCAAAGTAACTGTCATCCCTGTTGCACCAGAAGACTTCCGCATCAATAAGAAGCACAACTCAGTAGATGTGAATACAGCTCGATTCTGTGCTCACACAATGCTGAAAACAAAATCTGATTTGCTAGAAGATGGCTTTGATAAGAAAATTATTGATGACCTACCTGATGAATCTGATGAAGAAAGCACTCGCAGCGACTACCGCTTTGCGATGATGGGTGAAGCAACCCAAGGTGCTTTCAACAATGGTGATGAATCACAGACAATGTATGAAGTGTCTGAGTGCTACATCCGTATGGACATTGATGGTGATGGCATTGCTGAGCGCTGTAAAGTTACAGTTGCTGGTATTGAAAGCCCAACACATGTCCTTGAGATTGAAGAAGTAGACAGCTGGCCATTTATCTCTGCTACTGCTATCTTAATGTCTCACAAATTATTTGGTCTGTCTATCTATGACCGCTTGAAAGAAATCCAAGCACAGAAGACAGCCCTATGGCGTAACATGCTTGACAACATGTACCTGCAGAACAACCAGCGTACAGTAGTTGTTGAGAGCATGGTTAACCTGGATGACCTGCTTGTCTCGCGTCCTGGTGGTATCATTCGTGCTAAGACCAAAGATGCAGTGCAGCCATATGTGACTCCACCGCTAGGACAAGATGCATACCGAATGATGGATTATCTCGACCAGGTTCGCGCAGGTCGTGCAGGCGTCTCTCCTGAAGGCTCTATCCATGATACAGCAATGGGAGATAGTGTTGGCTCTCAAGGTCTGGAAAAGCTATTAAGCCAGAAGGAAGAACTTGTTGGGTTGATGATTCGTGTCTTTGCTGAGACTGGCATCAAACCACTTTGTAATAAAATTCGTGACTTGCTTGTCAAGCATCGTGATGTTATTGACAACTATGAGTTCCGTGGTGAGTGGATTGAAGTCAATCCATCAACCTGGACTGCTCGTACTAAGTCAACTGTCAGAGTTGGTACTGGCTCTGGTAACAGAAAAGAGCAGGCAGCTGCTATCATGCAAGTTCTTGGCTTCCAAGAGAAGGTTCTACAGAACCCTCAACAAGCACTTGTAACCGAGCAGCAAGTGTTTGCAGCCCTTAATGACTTTGCTAAGTTCTCTGGCATGCCAGGTGTTGGTGCTTACTTCCTAGACCCTGCCTCTCCAGAGGGTCAACAGAACAAAGCCCAAGTTGATGCAAACAACAAGGCGCAACAAGAAGCTGAACTTAAAGAGAAGCAGCTGCTTGCTCAAACTCAAGAGAAGATTGCTCAAGCTGAAACAACTAAGGCGATTGCTGCTCAACAATCTGTCGAACTTAAAGCACAGCTTGAGAATCAGAAACAAATGCATGAGCTTGAGAAGTCCCAATGGGATACTGAGCTCAAAGCACTTAAACAACAGCTTGATGAAGCTAAGACTCTTGGTGACCAAGAGATTAAACGAGAGCAAATTGCTCATAGCTACTATCAAACTGATATGACTGCTGCTGTTGCATATGCTCAAATGGAATACCAGCAGGAATCAAAAGAAACTGGAGAGAAAGCAGATGATAGACGAGAGAATAGCGAAGCTGGAGATTGATGCTGCTTTAGGTGATCAGAAACGTCAAATCTTCAATGATCACATTAAGCCATTTATTGAAGCAAAAGAACGCGTGCTCTTTGAAGCATTTCAGAATATTCATGCCCAAGACATTGCCAAGCTGCAGGCAATTAAAATGCAGCAAACTGTATTGGCAAGTCTTGAAGCATATTTCCGTGAGTATATCGACACAGGTAAACTCGCAAAACATGAACTGGAGAAGTTAAATGAGAATCAATAAAACTGCTACCTACCTCCGCCCTGAATACTACCAGCAGTTTGAAGAAGGTAGTGACCTTGGTGGTGCTCAGGCGCAAGATGTTGAGTCACGAGTCGAGCAGGCACTGTTCGGCGGCGATGAAGCAAATACGGATGCTGATGAAGTACCTGGTGACGACGAGCTTGATGCTCTATCTGAAGGTGACGACTCAGAAGCGGAAGAAGATGATGCTGATATCGATGATGACACCGAAACTGACCAAGAAACTGATGGTGAAGACGGTGATGTGACTTTGGCAAGTGCACTTGGTCTGGATGATGACAAGCTGACATATGACGAAGAAGGCAATGTTGTCTTCAATGCACTCATTGACGGTGAGACTAAGCCAGTAACCATTGATGAACTTGTTAAGTCCTACCAGCTAGAAGGACATGTTAATAACAAGTCTATCAAGCTGGAAAATGATCGTAAGGAATTTGAACAAGTCCGTGATCAAGCATACAATGAGCTAGCAACTCGTTTGCAAAGTGCTAATTCTTTGGTTGAGGCAGCGACTCAAAGTCTAACTGCTGAATTCCAAGGTATTGACTGGGATCAATTGCGTTACTCAGACCCTGCTGAATGGGCTGCACAACGTCAACTATTCCAAGAACGTGCTGCGCAAATCGAGCAAGCAAAAGCTCAAGTGGCTCAAGGCCAACAACAGTTGACAGAAGAGCAGCAACAACAGGTGCAGCAACAACGTCAACAGTTTATTGAAGGTGAAATGAGCAAGATGATTGCTGATAACCCTTCATGGTCTGACCAAAATGTTATGGCTCAAGAAGTTGGTGAGATTGGTAAGTTCTTAAATGAGCACTATGGCTTTAGCCCTGAGGAAGTTGCAAACAACATGGATGCTCGCTTGATGCGATTAATCCAAGATGCACGCAAACTCCACAGCGGAAAACAGTCTGTTCAGAAGAAGAAAATTCCAGACAATATTCCAAAGTTCCGTAAGCCTGGACAAAACAATGGCAACCGTGCATCACTTGCTAAGGCTCGTGAAGCCAAAGCTCGTAAGCAAGCAATCCGTAAATCTGGTGGCTCTATTGATGCAATCGCTGCCGCAATCGCTGACCGAATGTAAGGAAAAATACAATGGCACAAGTAGCTGGTGCAAAGAGCACCTACCAAGAACCTATCTTCACTGGTGGTAACCGTGAGGATTTATCTGATGTACTTTATGATGTATCCCCTACTGATACACCTTTCCTTACAATGTGTAAGAAAGGCAAAGCTGATGGTACTTATCATGAGTGGCTAACTGATGAACTGGAAGAGCCAGTTAAAAACGCAGTTATCGAAGGCCACGTTGCTGAGCCTAAGAAGGCTGGCTCTCGCGTACGTATTGGTAACTATACTCAGATTCTTGAGAAAACTGCATCTGTTACTGGCTCTCAAGAGAAAGCCAAAAAAGGTGGTGGTATCAAGTCTGAAATGGCTTACCAAATCACACGTCGTATGAAAGAAATTAAGCGTGATCTTGAGCGAACAGTTATTGGTGAAAGCCCTCAGATTGCTAAAGCTGGTTCTGATACTGTTGCTCGTGAAATGGCATCATTTGTCAACTTCATGGATGATTCTTCATACATGGCATTGGCATCATCTGGCGTAACAGCACCAACTGGTGATGGTAAGACTCAAGCAGTGCCAGGTGCACTAACAGTGTTCACTGAAGACCACTTGATTGCTGCTCTTGCTAAGATGTGGACTAACACAAGTGGTTCAGAAAACATCTCTGCGATCATGGGTGCTTCTATTCGTGGTAAGTTCTCTAAGTTCCAAAGTGCAGCGACACGTTATGTGTCTACTGACAATGCTCGTCTACAAGCATCCATTGATGTTTATGACGGTGACTTCCACACAGTAACTGCTGTACCTGACCGTTACTCAAACCCTGCTTCTGTGTTCCTAGTTGACTGGGATTATGTGTCGATTGATGACTACCGCCCAATCTTCACCCAAGACCTAGCAACAACTGGTGATGGCAAGTCTAAGCAGATCATTTGGGAAACTACTTTGAAAGTTGGTAATCCTAAAGCTCACATGGTTATTGATGGTGCGAAAGCAGCTTAATAGATAAACATTAGAACTACCCACGGGCGTTCTCATTATGGCTTTTGCTAGGATGGGTGCGCCCTTTTTTTCGTATCTGGAGAGAGAGTGAAATGACTGGTAAATTAGTAGCACGCGATTATGACCCACAAACTGGTATCACTGAAGAGTTTTACCACAATGAACAAGAAGGCACAATCACAATCCGTCGCCTTCAAGATGTTGAAGGTCAATTGAATCAAAACAAGGCAATGTTTAATGAGCACAATGGCATTGGATATGGCGATAGTAAAGGTGCACACCTTGTTGCCCGTATTCCGCTAGTGGTTGTAGAAAAGTGGAAAGAGCAAGGCTTTGATTGGTTCAAATCAACTGACATTGAACGTCGTCGCTGGCTTGATAAGCCTGAGAATGCATTCCTCAAAGTAAGACCTGGCAAGCTAGCAGGCACAACCAAGAACCCATTATCATCTAAGGTGAGCTAATGGACTATACTGAAATAGTTAATGCTGCCAAGATGTACGCTGATCGTAATGACATAGAAGTCACACAGTCAATGGACATCTTTATTATTATGGCAGAAGCAAGAATTAACCGTAAGCTGAAGACCTATGAACAGACTCATAGAATCTTTACAGCAACAAAAGACAAGCAAGAGTTTTATTCTCTGCCAGAAGATTATAATGGCATGCGTGCTATTCAGTTCAATACTGGTCTTGTGGACGAGCAAGGCTCCAAAGCTATACCACTTGAGTATGTTACACCTGAGACTATTGCTGAGTATCAGTCAATGAACAAAAGTAACTACTATTACTCAGTTGTTGCTCAACAGATTCAAGTGCATCCTACATTACCATCAGGTGGCACTCTTGAATTATTGTTCTACAGAAAAGTACCTAGTCTTAATAGCCAAAGTAAGTCCAATTGGTGCTCTGAGAACAACCCGGATATTTACATTTCAGGTTTATGTGCTGAGATTGAGTTGTTTGTTAAAAACTACGAAGCTTCTCAGCTATGGGATCAACGTATGTCAAGAGCTATCAAAGAGTTATCAGATAATGATTATGACAATCGTTGGGCTGGCAACCCACTCCAAATGAGAGCGGAATAATGGCATTAATAAAGATTGCAGACTGGGTCGCAGAGACTACAAATACAATTGGTACAGGTGATGTCCAACTTACTGGTCAGATTGTTGGATTCTCACCATTCTCTGAAATTGGCGATGGTAAAGTTTATTACACAATCCAAGAAGGCTTTGATAAAGAAGTTGGGATTGGCACACTTGATGCTTCAAATAGTGTTTTGAAGCGTACGCAGGTGATTGCAACTATTATCAACAACAAGTACTCAACTAATGCAACTCCAATGAACTTGAATGGCTTTGGAGAAGTATACTGCACAATATCATCACATTTGATTAATGGAATCATTGACCACATTGAAAGCTCTGAAAAAAGCATTTCTGATATTGAAAAAGAATTGGCTAAAATTACAGGTGATCTTTCAGGTTTTGTTACTCATGATGAGCTGGCATCTCACCCAGCAAGTGCAATACCAACATCAATATCTGGTGTAAGTGTTCAGGAATCACTAGATTCAAAGGCAACAAAAGAAGATATTACAAAGTCCCAAGGTGACATCATAGGCGGCTCGATATTTAAGGGGTCGAACGGCGAGACTGTTAAGGTTGGGGATGTGGTTGAACCTGGCATTACTCACCTTCGCGTGCTGGTTGGTGGAAAGCCCACTATTGTTGCAATGTCGCCTATTATTAGCGGTACGGTCAGCTCAATAAATAAGGCGGGTGCGATAATTGACGGGGTATTTGTAGGTTTTACTCAATCAAATAACCTTGAGTTTTTCAACGCAGGCGATAAATCCGCTGTTGACAATATGATTGAGAGATTCAATCTTAATCCACTAAGTCATGCAATCGGAACTCAAATATCTACTGGTTCTATTGTATTTGAGTTCATCGATTCAACAGGACCAATAACAGAAGAAAACTTCAGGGCAACTACTGCGATACATTCCAGGGACTTTGGGGTTAAGTCTGACGGCGTGACAGATGACACTGCTAACCTAACAAAGGCATTTAATTTTGCCTTGCTCAGTGGTGGCGGTACGGTGCTAGTTTCTTCTGGTGAGACTGTTATATCAAACTTAATAGTGCCAGTAGGCATAACGCTTCTCGGCCTAGGCGGCGAGCCAAGTCCATTCGGTATTTATAGCTTCCAGGACCCTAGCATTGGTCAGTATGACGTGGTGTCGAGGGGTGCAACAATATTCAAAGTGCTTGCTGGCAGTAATGGGATAATCTGCCCTGAAACATCAACAAGAGCTGGAACTAGGTTAGAAAATTTCGCAATTGAAGGTCCAGAGGAAGGCGGAAGCCAATACGGTCTTCAAATGCACCAAACATCAACCTCAACTAAGAACGTCACTGTGAACCGATTCCCTGACGGCGTAGGTGTTGAAATAGGAAAGAGCTGGCGAGCAACGCATTACATGTTGCAAATACGCAACTGTGGTTTGGGCATGCACTTAAACGGTAATATCGGAGCCATAAACGGTGTATCTTGGTATGGGCTGCTTATCGAAGAGTGTGCTGCAGGCCTTTATCACGAAGGTGCTCCTGGTGGTTTGGCTAGTATCGCCAACTCGTTTATTTCACCTGTGATTGAGGCAATACGCATTCGAGCAGGTTTGCAGTGGCCATCGCATGTAACATTGAGTCAGCAAGTTAAAGATGATACTGGTTATACTGAAGAAAATTTTACGGCAGGCATTGTTATAGATAGTGATGCTGGATTTAATTTTCAGTCGCTATACACTGAGGCGATTACAGGTCCACATTTATGGTTAGGGGAAAACTCAAAAGTCTCACTAACTGGCGGAATTTGTGAGTTCGACCTTAATAGCGTGGAAACATACACAGGACCTAAGTTTGATGTTTATCGCGGCATGGCGACATTTAACTCAGTTAGATTTGTTTATGACCCAACTAGAAATCCAAACACGGCGATATTCAGAGTAAACGAATTTACCGATTTCATATTTATGGGTAACAAGTTTTCAGCGGATAGGTCTGTCAAAGAATACTATGTTGATGGGTATGGCTCTACTCTTACGTATACCAATGGGTACTACCAAGAGAAGAATGGACAACCAATTGCACTAAGGCCATCCGATGCAACTTATGGTACAATTCAAGCCGAAACGTTAATTACTGAACAGCATTATCATACACCCACACAATCAAATCAGAATAGAACGTTTGAATTAGATACTGAAGTAGAGCCACAAAGGTTAATTGTCACATCAATATTTGATGATAATTCATATACCACCACTGTGAATTACACTGACGTAAGTTCTGTCAAAATAGGCACTCGATTAACAGTAATACATAAAATATTTTCAGCAAGTGGAGCAACGTCTGAGGTAACTATGGATTGGGGGGCAAATTTACGCGGTAATCCTTACACAGTAACGGATAGTAATGTTTATGTGATTACTGAATTTACTTTTACAGAAGGTGGGTTTACGCAAGTATCGCAATCACAAGTGGCACAATAACCACGGAACAAAACATCTTACAATACTAAAGCGGACAGGTAGGCCAACTGAAAGGAAATTAGTCATTGCTTTCTGCTTCCTTATTTGGCCACCTTTGACTGAGAATTATTTGCCGAGTCTATAGAACAAAAGCCCCTTCATGGGCTTTTCTACATCCATCGCTTTTCCTGCTAGCTTCTTTTAATTATAATTAGCTTGTGGTAAGCAAATAATTGGAAATAAAAAAAAAGGAGATTATCTTTTAATTATCTGTATTATATTTATTCAATGTTTTAACTTTTTGAGTGTTTTCTATGAATATTGGTGAAATGCAAAAGAAAACTAATTCAATTCCTGGAATTTGCATCCCTGGTATTTCCATCTCAGGAACTCCAGTAAGTAATTTCACAGGAACTTGGTATGAGGTTCCTAAAATCGACACCACATGGGAGTATGCTAAAGCTATGCCAAATGGCATTATTTATTCAAAATAGGTGCTTTTTATGAAAGAGGTAGTAGTTGCCATAGTGGGAATTGCAGTTAGTGTTGCTAGCAGCGTTAGCTCATCATCATACTTTATTGGCTCAAAGATTGAAAATCATGAGAGTCGAATAACTGCTATTGAGGTCAGAAATGACAAGTATGATGCAACCCAAAAGGAGCTACTTCAATCATTACAGACCATAAAGGTTGATGTAGCAGTAACTAAAAATAATATTCTTTGGATGAGAAATAACAATGACACAACTGAATTTACTTACAATAAAAAGAATACCTCAAAGTGATTTAACTTTGGGCATTCTTAATTTTGGTAACTTTCGATGCTTCACATTGGAGTTGCCTGACCTTGATAACAAACAGAATGTATCATGTATTCCAAAAGGTACATATCTTGCAGGAAAACACATGTCTCCTAGTAAGGGGCACTGTGTTGCCATCAAGGGTGTTCCAATGCGCAGCAATATTTTGATACATGTCGGTAACTATACATCTGACATTCTTGGCTGTATATTGGTAGGTGATAGTGTTCGTGATATTAATAATGATGGCAAGTATGATGTCACAAATTCACGTAACACTTTCAATAAATTAATGGATTTGCTTCCAGATGAATTTCTGGTAAGGATTGAATAATGGGCTCGGCATTGGCAAAAGGTGCAATCACCTTTTTAACTAACCTTGTTATGTCTTTGGCAACTGAAAAGTTCATTGAATGGTTCTTCTTTTTAGTTGCTGGCAAGTTTGCTGAATCAACCAAGACAAAGGTTGATGATGACTTTGTCAAGAAAACAGAAGAGGCATACAACACTTACATGGAGAATAAATAATGCCATTAGAGACAGCAAACACCATTGCTGAGCTTGATCAACGTTGGCCAAGAGGCGGTGAATCCGCCTCTCAAGGTGATGATCACCTTCGAATGATCAAGGCAGTTTTGAAGAAGCAATTCCCTGGCAAAGGTGGCAACGGATGGGATAAGCCATTAACTATTGATGTTGATACTCTTAATAACATCTTTAAATTGATGAAGCCTGTTGGCACACTTGAGTTCCGCTTGGATGACATCAACCCAGGGACGCTGTATGGCGGTACATGGAAGCTCATCAAAGCTGATGCCACAATCACATTTGGTGATGGTAATGCTCAGACTGGTCTTCCAGTTGGTGACAATTTGGTAGAAGTCCCTCTGCCAAAGCACACACACTTAGCGGAATTCAAAGGGGAGCAACTAGACACTCACAAGCACTCATTGCCATACAATAAAACTGGGTCTGGCGGTGGAGGCTCTGGCCCAGACGTGCTGGGCGGAAGTGGCTTAGAGACTGATGAAGTTTCTGCTGGTACTCCAAAGGGTGAAATCACAATTCAAGATTCTGGTGTTGAAGGTGATGATGCTAAAATTAACGTTCGTGGCGCTCGTGTTGCTATAAACGTTTGGGAGAAGGTGAAAGACTAATGCCAATGTTAAGCCTTAAAGAATTTGCTAGAAAAGGCTTGAACTCGGACATTGCACCTGCCACATTGGATGGTAATTTTTTAACATATGGCAATAACTTCCGTGTGTATGACAATGCCATCCATCCATTTGGTGGGCATACTGAGTTTGCTGATTTGCCTGCAAGTTCAAACATAGGTTTTATTTCCTATGTTTCATCAAAATCAGGTACATTTATTATACTTCTTGGAACTGATAAAATATATCACTATGATGGTGTTTTTACAGAAGTGCAACCTGATGACTTTACTCCTGTTTCAAATTCTCATGAGTGGTCTGTTGCAAAGCTTGATGCAATTCCTGTTATCAACCACCCAGAAATTGGCCCAATGTTTTTCAACTACTCAACTGCTAAGTATGAGTCACTCCCTTGGGACAAAACGCAAAGTTGGAAGGATGCAAAAAGAACAACTGATATCATAAGATCACACAAGCAATTTGCTTTTGCACTTGGCTTGACTGAAAGTGGAGTTGCCATGCCAGATGCAGTAAGATGGTCTGCACCTGCTGACATAGGTTCTGTTCCTCCAACTTGGGATGAGCTTGATGTTACGAGTACAGCAGGCTTGACATCACTAGGCGGAGGCGGAGGATCAATCATTGATGGTTTATCTTTGCGCGACTCATTTGTTGTGTATCGTGAGAGAAGCATAAGCGTATTTGACTACATAGGGGGTCGATATGTATGGCGCATTCGTCACCTTTCTGAGTCAGCTGGCTTACTTGCTCCTAACTGTATTGCCGAGGCAAAGGGTACTCATTACTTTATTGGCAATGGTGATATTTATAGAAATGATGGTACTAGTATTGAATCTATAATGCATAAAAGAATCAAAAAGAATTTTGGCATGCAAATAAATCCATCATCTGCAAATACATCATTTACAATTCACAATATTAATAAATCAGAGATTTGGTTTTGTGTCCCTATTGGTTCATCAGATAGACCAAATTATGCATACATATATAACTATAATGACAATTCATGGGCTACTAGGGATTTGCCAAATACTCTGATTTCCATATATGGCAAGTCACCAAAGAGATCAAATGTTTGGGATGATATATCTCTGACATGGGATGAGTTTACACAGCCTTGGAATGAACAAGAAGAATCAGCATATGAAGACACTATTATTACTGTTATTCCTGGCGATGTAGGCGGAGGTAAATTAATAGTATTAGATACTCCAATCAGCTTGACTTCTGTGCCTTTCTCTACTATACTAGAAAGAACGGAGTTCGCCTTGGAGGGTGTTGGACAGGTCACTACTATCAATAAAGTATTTCCTTACATCACCGGTGCTGGCAAAGTCTTTATACAATTTGGTTCTCAGCAAAACGCAGGTGGTCCAACTCAATGGAAAACAGCAGTTGAATTTGACCCAGCAGCTGACAAGAAGATTGACCTGAGAACAACAGGTGAGCTTCATTGTTTCCGCGTTTATGCTGATGATGTTAGCTCTGACTTTGCTTTTATTGGCATGGACATTGAATATGTTATGGCAGGAAGACGATGAGTATACCAATTGAGCAGCCTCCACAAAGTATGGATAATGAGACAAAAGCTTGGGTAAACCGTCTTATGATTTCCATTGCAGGTGAATTTGAAAAACTCAATCAAGAGCTTGAAGAATTAAACGAGCGTGTTGAAAAACTGGAGAGTAAAACACCATGATTAAAATAGCAATTCCCCCTGTTGATATTCTTTACAGAGCATGGGGTGAAATAGAACCATTTATGCAAAAGGCAATTGATGAGTCAAATGCTGAGCTTGACTTGGATGCAATCAAGAAAAAGATTGACAACAGGGAATTGCTAATTGCAACAATCTTTAAGGACAAAAATTTAATAGCTGCAGTTTCATTTGAAGTCACCAACTTTGAAAGCGGAAAGCGAGTGCTTCATATTAATCTTGCAGGTGGCAACCACATGGATTTGTGGTATGCTGACATTGATGAACTTGCTACCCAACTTGCTAAAAAACAGAATTGTTCTGAGGTTTATATTGTTGGACGCAAAGGTTGGGAAAGACAGCTCAAGCATCGTGGATATAAACACGTGCACACAATAATTTCTAGAGAGGTTAAGTAATGGGTGGTTCAGTAGGTAAAAGCTCAAACAAGGGTGGCAATACCTGGTCTAACAATGTTTGGGGGCCACAGGGCGAAGCACTTGGTCAACTATATGACAAGGCATTTGAATTCTTTGATCAAACCCCTGGTGGTGCAGTTGAAGGCACTGACAAGATTTTTAACACTGCTACTGGTGCATGGGAAGACCAGGCTGCTGGTGGTGCCTATGGGGATTCAGCTGATATTCGCGATAGGCTTTTCAACATGATGGGAGGTCGCAGCAATGTTGGCTCTATGTATGAGAGCATTGTTGGTGGACCAGGCAACACCTATATTGACCCATTGGTTGAAAGCATGCGCTCAGATGCATCTCAAAATCTAGCAACGCTGCAAAGTGGCAACGCTCTGGATGCAGCTGCTTTAGGACAAAGCGGAAGCTCACGACAAGCTATGGAAAATGCAATGCTTGGCTCTGAAGTAAACCGTGCTTTGTCTGGTGACATTAACCAAGCTCGTGCTGGTGCATATGATCGCGACCTTGCAATGAAGATGGGAATTGCACAACAGGCAGATGCATCAAAGCAAGCAGAGCAAGACCGTCTGTTTGATATGCTTACAGGTGCAAACCAAGCACAAACAGGCGCAATTAGCAATATGGGCAATATGATGGGTGGAGCACTTGGTTCTCAGAATGCTTGGTTCAACCCATTGATGAATTTGGCTAACATTATTGGTGGCCCAATTATGACAGGCTCTGGTTCATCAAGCAGCAAAGGTAAAGGTTTTGGTACTGGTGGAGGTCTTTGGTAATGCTTAACTTTCTTTCTATGTTACAAGGTGGTGCAGGTGCAGCTGCTGGTGGTGGTGCAGCATCAGGTGGTGGCAACCGTTTCTTTGAAGCACTAGGTGCTCAGAAGATGGGCGGTGGTGGTGGTGGCAAGCCATGGGATAGAGGTATTGGTATGCAGTATGCTAACACTGCAATGCAAGCACCTGACATGCGAGTCCAGCCTATGAATATGCGCCTTGGCCAACAACAACGCCAGCAACAAATTAATCCGCTTATGCAAATGTTGATGCAAGGAGTACGATAATGGCAGGAATCTTTGATTCATTAATCAAGGGTTACACAGACAGAGTGCTTGGTCCAGATACGTCTGGCCAAGTACAAGGCACTGCTAGTGCATATGCCAAGTTGCAAGATGCAATCAATAATGACTATGCACAACAGCAGAAGATGTTTGAGACTAACCCTCAAAACAAAGGCAAGGCTTGGGTTCCACCTAGTCCAACTGAGCGTCTCCAAGACCAAATCAATGCGATGATTGTAAGCGGAGACCCACAATTGCAGGCTCGTGGTCTTCAGCTTGTAGGTACAATTAAACCATCAACTGCATCCAAGCCGGCTGCTATTCAAGAGTATCAGTTTGCTGTTAACCAAGGATACCAAGGCTTATTTGCTGATTGGAAGAAAGACCAGAAGTCTGGCACTACAGTCAATGTATCAACAGGAAGCGAGCGTGGTGTTTACCTCACGCCTGAAGAGAAGATGCAAGGTGGCCTTGACCCTGCTGCTCCATATGTTTGGACTAAAGATGGTCCAAAACCAGTACAGACTTCAAAAGAGTCTGAAGAGCAGAAGCCAATTAATGTTGCAGAGAAAACTGTTAATGACTTGGGTGATATGCTATTTGGTGAGCAAGGCATCTACAAAGATTACCAGCCAGGAACAGGCGGTCGTGCCAAAGAGGTCATCAAGGCCAATGTTGAGTCACTTCTACAGAATGACCCTCGTTATGCAATCTATGACCAGACTGTTACTGCATCACTATCACCATTGGCTCGTTCAATTGGTGGCGAGAAAGGTGCTCTTGCAGAAGGCGACGTACAGCGTGTTAAATCGTTATTGCCTATTACAACAGGCATTAACCCTGATACCCCTCAGGTTGCTAAGCAGAAACTTCAGCGTCTTGAAAGCTTGATCAAGCTTGCTCGTCAGAAAGGTGGCTTAACATCTGAAGAGATTAAGAAGTACACAACTGGCTTTGGTGGCACAGTTAAGCGTCGTGAAGCATCTAATGAGTATGGTGTGCCAGAGTCAATTTCTCGACCAGCACGTACACTAACATCATCAAGTGGCATTAAGTTCACTGTGGAGTAATATACATATGCCAAAAGTAACTGCAAACGGCAAGACCTTCAATTTCCCAGAAGGCACTACTGATGAACAAATCAGCCAAGCCGTTGATGAATACTTTGCTGGCTCAGCACAGGCTCCTGAGGAGCCTAGTGCTTTAAAGCAAGCAATGGGTGGTGTAGCAGATATGATTGAACAAGGCACTCAAGGTCTTGATTTCAACCTGCTAAGAAACCAAGGGGACTTGCCTCAACAGAAGCCTGAGATTAAAGCTCCAGTGCTTCCTTTTGGCATGACACAAAGTGACATTGATGCTGCTAACAAGCGTCGTGTTGATAAGAACAAATTGATTGAGCGTATCGTAACAGACCCACAAGCTTTGGCTGCATACCGTATGGCTCAGAAGGAAGGCACAGGTGCTGCAATTGGCCAGTCAGCTCTCAGCGAACTAAGCGGATTATCAACTGGTGTTAGTGAGCTTATTGACCAGTACTTGCCTGAAGAGTTATCAAATGTTTTGAACTATCGTATTGGTGGTGATAACTTTGAGACTCCTGAGCAGCGTATGGAAGAGCGTGCAATCCAACGTGGCAAAGAGCGCCTGGTTCAAGGTGCTCGTGATGTTGCAAGCCCTGTAGCATCTGTAGTTGGTAAAACTGTTCCTTATCTAGCCTCAGATATAGCTCTAAGCCCTATTACTAACGCGATTCTATCTACTACGGGTAAGGGCATTACTACAGTAGGTAAAACGGCTCTACGTGGCGCTGAAGGGATAGAAACGGGGCTTAGAAAAGGCGGCTCGGCTATTTCTCAGCAGACTGCAGATATAGTTGACCCGCTAGTTGTTAGTATGCAGAATATTGCAAATCGACCTGTTATGAGCCCAGAGCTAGCAGCCTCATACAAAGAGCTTGCTCGTGCTCCGCTTACTGGTGCTATTGAAGGTGGTGCCCACTATGACATGACAGCTGAAGAAGGTGCTGGCCAAAGTATGCTAGGCCAGTTCGCTGCCATGGGGCCAGCCAAAGCCATGCTTGGTCGTATGCCGAGTAAGCTTACTGATAGTGAGAAGCAAACACTCAAGACACTTGAGCGTCGTGGCTATCGAGCAACTCCTGGTATGAAGACTGGTAGCAAAGTTCTTCAGGCAAAAGAGCAAGGCTTCCGTGGCGAGGCTCGTTTCCGTGATTACATGGATGAGCTCGATACAGCCAACCAGAAAGTTATTGCAGACTATGCATCTGAAGCAATGGGTTTGCCAAAACAAACTTCAGCGGATTTGACTCCAGAAGTGTTGAGTGGCCATATGCAAAACTTGCGTAACCAGTACCAGCAGCTTGAGGCAAACACAACTGGCAAATTCTCACAAGACTCATTCAAGAAAATCAATGGCGTCTTGAAGAATCTACAACCTGTAAAAGACCGCAATCAGTCACAGGCAGCTAAGCAACGCTATGCCACTGTTCTGGATGCAGTCAATGAAATGCGAACTGTGTTACAGCCATTCCGTACCAAGGAAGGCAAGTTTGAGAAACAAGCATTTGATGGCTCTCGCTACCAAGCAGCATCACAATACTTGAATGATCAAATCAGCAGCGCATTCCAGAATGGTGACAAGATTCTTGCTCGTAACCTGAAGACAATCAAGGGTGAGCTTGATAAGTCAATTGAGTCTGGCATGGGCAAGGCACAGGCAAAAGACTGGCGTGACCTTAATGAGCGTTATGCAATGACTCGCTTAGTCATGGATAATGGCATGGACCCGCTGGGAGGTATCAATACTAATAAACTTACACAACACTTGATGTCAGGTGATGAAGCAGTTCGCACCCTGACCTCAAAAGGCGGAAGAATCAAGAAGCTTCAAGACATTGCCAAGATTGACACAATGCAACGTCGACAAGCTGGTGCAGAAGGCTACTCTGGCTCTGGTGTTGACCTTGGTGACACTGGCAAGAGAGGCTTGTTAAGAAGTGTGCTAACAACTCCGCTCTCTGCTATGATTCCAACATCCACACGTGCTGGTATGAACTTGTACATGTCTGGTTACCCAGCTGTTACAGGTTTGACAGGATTGCCTAAACCAGCAATTGGTAAAATCTCTCGTGCTCAAGAGCAAGGGAGTCAAAACGTCACTGATGCTGCAGAATGGCTAAGGGACAAATCCATGAGCGACTATGAGTGGCTCAAGAAAATGTTAGGGGAAGAATAATGAAATTACTTCTTACTGGAAATGGTGATAGCAAACCAATCCCATTGGTTGCAAATGCTGATGATTTCAAGGTGTCAATCATTGGTATTGCAAAAGGTGGATTTGACAGCAAGTGGACTGTTGAATATAGTCCTAATGGCAATGACTGGTTAGCACATGAGCAAATGACTGACCTTATTGATTCAGAAGCTGGCAATATCTTCTTTCAAGTTCCTAGTGTTCGAATCAATATCAAAGATATGACAACTGGCAGTCTTGAAGTTTATGCATATGGGAGTGTTGGCTAATGGGCATTGGAATTGGTTTGGGCATAGGCTTCCCTTCTGGCAAGGGAGGCTCTGCCAAAGTTGATGCAGACCTTGAGACAAAAGTCCAGGCACTACAGTCTCAATTGCACACTTTGAGTAGAAAGGAGGCAGCTGTTGAATCAAAGCAATTGTCTGCCAATCAAATATTCAACGCTGAGAATCGTGGAGAATTCACAGGAAGCGGAAGCCTGAAGAATCTTGGGGAAGGCTGGTGGTATATCCCATCATCAAACACCAATGTCACAGGCAAACCTAAAGGAAGCACTGGTGACATCTTGGTGTATCGCCGTGCTGTTGGCAAAGATGGTGTTGCAATGCTAGCCTTTGGCAATGACAAGGAAGGTGGTCAAGTTTGGGGTCAATATAAGACCAATGACACTGGCGGTTATCTGCCTTGGGTCAAGATGACAACAGGCTACATCTTTACAATTGATGAGATTGTTGGAGAGCTTAAAAAGCGTGGATTTGAACCTGCTAAGAATGGAAGTCCTGTAATACCACTTGCTACTTATTATGCAGGCTATGACACAACGATGCCAACTAAGTTGTCTGACCTTTCAGAGTTCCAATCATCTACATTTTCAATTAGTAGAACTGATCAGGTGCCAGAAAGAATATTCATTGCAACTGATGTTGATCATGCAAAAGGCATCACTGGCATATCAGTAAATGGTGGACTTCCTGCGGTCTGGCCACATCGCGATTATGTCATTGGTGGCAAGAGCATGCGAGTGTTTTACAGCCCTGGTGGATTCCATGAGACCAGTGATAAAATTGAAATTAAATTCTAACAGAGGTTGATATGACAGAACTAACTGGTTACACCCCTGTGTCAGCACCTCTTAGCCCAGGTGCTGATGAGCGTAATACTTGGCCAACTCATGACAACCGCTTTGGTCGTGGTGGTATCCGCTTTGTTGCTGATGAGGCAGAGCGGAATGCTATCCCAATGGAGCGTCGCTTTGGTCTAGTTGTGATTGTTGAATCATTTGGTGCTGATGCTGAGAAGCGTTCATTTAAATGGAATGGCAAAAGTGTTGAAGGCAATGATGGTTCTTGGGAAGACTATGAGCTATCAACAATTCAAATACCAGCATCCGGTATCACTATTGTCAACCCTGATGGTAGCACAACTACTGGCATTGAGATTCTTGCACTTGATGGCATTGAGCTAGAAGGCAATGCCAAGGATGGTTTCACTCTCAAAGTAAGCGGAGGCTCAGGTGGAGTCTCTGTTGTTGAAACAGATGGGCAAAAGCGAAATTATGGCAACATAACTGATGTCAAAATTGAAAGCCCATTGGAAGCAAAGCCTGACCCCAATAACAACGGTGCTGTTATCATTGGGTTGAAGCATGATGCTTTTGAACCTATGCACAAGCCTAGTTTTCTTGCATATGTATCTGGCACAGAAGTGATTTCAAAAAGCTCTTTGCCAGCTACAACAGAAGAAATCAAGAACAATGCAAAGATTAGTTTCAAGAACATTGTTTCACCTGATGGAATGTATATATCAGCCAATGCTGATATGGATGCATTCACAATTGAAGAAGCAGACCAGGGTGACCCAAACCTTACAGGCGGAACAAACTATGTAATTGCTCTTAGAGCTGATACTCAAATGAAGGCACCATATGATGGTCGTGTCCTTATTTATCTGTATGATGATAGTATCAACCCTTATGAGCCAAAGGGCTATCTTGAAGACATAAATGGCAACCCAATAGTTGCTGAGAAGTTCTTCCGACAAGGTGAGCTGATCAAAGACATATCACTTGCAGCGATTGTTAATGCCAAAGGTGATAAGACTTTTACTTGTCATGCAGTATCTGACTTCCAAGAAGATTTGAATCTTGAAGGTCGATTCTCTGGTGGTAGCGGTCTTCTCATCCAGGCAATTTCAATCAACAATAAAACAGGCACTGGCTTGTTGCAGTATGAGCTAGACACTGGTGAAAAGCTGCTTGTTGATTATACTGATGTACACGGCTATCAACTTATGTTCAGCAACAGAAGCACAGAGATGGGCAAGTACGTTAGCAAGTATGAAGCATTCATCCAGAATACCTTGGGCAATATTTCCCTCCGCTATTCTTTTGATGAAACAGACAGACCTGTTCCTTGTGGATTGCCAATGAAAGGTAATGCTGATGTTGAGCTTGATACAACTGTTAACCAGATTCCTTCATCACAAATCAAAAGAGGTGAAGGCGCTATCAAGTTCAAGAAGGATGGCAAGGCTAGTATCTCTACATCATTCAGACTGTCAAATGACACAAAAGATGATGCAGTGTTCAAGCCTCGTTGGTGTAAGGTTTCAGCTGATGGTAACACATTCACTGATATACCAGATGCTAATGCTGAGATTCCTGTAAGTGCAGGCTCTGTTAACTTAGAAGGGACAATTCCTGAATTTGAAATCAATGTGTTGGCAGGTGATAGAATAGCTCTAAGGGCCAAGACTGATAAAGGGCAACATGTATTCATCAAGACTATGAATGATATGTATCCTTTGACAGAAACAACAATTGACTTTAATGAGTTGTTTGCAAATCCTTAAACAAAAAAGCCCAGCAGTTAAGCTGGGCTTTTATTTTATTCATAGTCTCGAAAGGCTATTGCAGTTGGATGGAATGGCTTGCCATCTTGTGTCCAATAAGCAAAGTCACAAGTCAACATCTTGCCAATGTATCGCTCTTTGTTTGTCATGACATAATACTTGAATGTCATCTCACCAGGGCAACTAACTGTGAATCTAATTTCACCATTAGCACCATTGTGCTTACAAACAAGTCTTGCCCATCCTTCTTTTGATGGTATGATGTCAATGACTCGGAACTCTTCAGACTCCCAGCCTTTGAACTTGATCAGTGAGCCAGAGCGTTTGCCATCCTCATAACCTGCTGTCACAAGCTTGCCACGCACCAGAGAGTAGTCAGAGCGGAACATCAATCCTTCAAAGCCTTTTTCTCTCGCTTCCCGTAACTTATCCCCTAGGTCTACGGGATTCTCCGGCTCGTAGTAAGTCGTTTCTACTACCTTAATAGGATAGCTTGTCTCGCCTTTAAAACGGCTTAGAATCGCTCCTAGCGAGTCCGAACGGCTGCCAAAAGTCTCATTTGAAATCATATCATAGATGTGATATTCAACTTTCTTGGTATTTGGCTGTTTCCGCTTAATCCAACTAACCAAAGTCTGTAAAATCGTGCCATGCAAGTAAAGCTCACCATCTATTGTGCAGCCTTCTGGAATTACTCCATCAAGTTCTTCCAAGATGTGATCAATAGTATTGATTGGCTTACCATTACGAGTGTAGGCAGTTAGCTTAACACCATCATTGTGAACCAAGCAACGGTTGCCATCAAGCTTGTTCTGCAAGTAGAATCCCTTGCTGCGCAATAATGGAATATCTACATCAGATTGCTTCTTGGCAAGCATTGGCTTATGGAAGCCTAGCAAGTTCATAGGCTTCATTGTTTCCGCTACTGAACGACTGTACACATAGCCTTTCTGTAGCTGCTTGTTGACACGGCTGTTGATTCGCGATTCAATTTGCTCATCTTGGTTGCGTCCAGCCTTGCCATCTTCGATTGATTCGAACTGGAACTGTGGAGTCCCATCAACAACACCGTGCTCGATTTCAATCCCACCTGCGACTTCATAACACTTCCAGTAGCGGAGGTGTCCAGCATTGTCTCGAATAAATAGCTCATGCTCATCCATTTGGGTTGACCTTATAGTATTGGTTTAAGTTAATAATCTCTGACACTTCAATTGTGCGCCAGTCGCCTTTTATAGTTCCACGTAGTAAGTACCAATCTTTGCCCACTCGACCAGTCTCTGCAATTTCCCGTCCAATTGCTTCATATTGCTTGCGACCAATCTTGCAGCTGACCATGTCGGTATCATCTTCCAACTTAAAGTTGAGATAGAATCGGTCTGTCTCAATGCGCTCACCACCGCGCTTCTCAAGGAACACTTGCTCGTTGAGGTCACGCAAGTTTCTATCAACAAGTTTCCCGATGATGACATACTCACCTTTGCCATCGACATCCCTGATGTAATGGACTTTGTCAACAGCTCCGCCTGTTGAGGACACTGGGTCTGTATACAGGAATCCAAAATAGTGCTGAGCTGGGAATAGCACATCGAGTTCAGTTGCTGGGTTTGATAGTGCTTTAAAGAGGCTTGGAGTAAGTTTTGCCTTTCCTTCTCTTGCTCTAAGAATTGTTTTAGCCTTAGCTGGCCCAATTCCTTTGATGTTTGTAAGCCCTCCAACAAGCGTTCGTCCATCATGACAACTCCATCCAAGTAGTGACAAGTCAGGGTCAACCGGAACATATTCAAAGTTCTCGTGAACCACAAAGTCGCGTAACAGCTTTATTGCAGCGTCGTTATCAGTAGCATGGTTAAGACAAGCGACAGCAAATTCAGCAGGATAGTGACACTTACAGTAAGCAGTCCAGTAACTAACAAGACCATAAGAAACAGCGTGGGATTTGTTGAATGACCAAGAACCACTCGCTGATATGTCTGTCCACATTTGTTCACAAGTTGCTTCATCATACTCACCACTAGCCATAGCACCTTTGATGAACTTCTCTTTGTATCGACCAAAGAACTCATCACCCATAGACTTGGAAGCTGCACGACGCAAGTCAGATGTATCTTCCCAAGACAGCCCACCAATTAGACGAGCCATGTTCATCATCTGTTCCTGATAAACTACAATGCCATAAGTATCACCAGTGATAGAGCGATGAGTGTCACTATAGTATGTCGCTTCTTCTTCACCAGTGGAATACTTGATATATCGAGCAGTACCACCAGAGTTAAGAGCGCCAGGACGAGCAAGAGCAGTGATTGCAACAATGTCATCAAAATTATTTACTCCCATCTGTTTCACGATGATTTGAAGTGCCTGTCCCTCAAACTGGAACACACCATTCAAGCGGAGATTTGACATCATCTTGAATGTTGCTTCATCATCTGTTGGAATGCTATTGAACCACTTGTATGGCTTGCCTAGCTGTTCCGCTACTTCTTCAAGAATTGAAAGAGTACGCAAGCCAAGGCAGTCAACCTTCAATAGACCTAGATACTCAGCATCTTTCTTGTCCATCTGTATAATGTCGTCACGGCTGTTGAGCGAGCCATAGTTGGTGAGCTCTTCAGTAGCAACCAAGATTCCAGCTGCATGCTTTCCGGCGTGAGATGCGTGCCCTTCGATTTCACTGACAAGGCGCATATTCGGATAGCGCTCAATAAACTTTTGCC